GTAGAAAAGTTTACAGGAGCAATAAAAAATATAGCACCAGCTATGACTACTTGGTTAAAAAATAACCCACAGGTAATTAAGTTTGGTACAAACCTTACTGTTGTAGGTGGTGCAGCCTTAGTAGCAATGGGTAATGTACTACGTTTGAGTGGTGCTGTTATCAACTATATGTTAAACGTACAAAGACTTGGTGGTTTTGTAGGTATATTTAGTATGCTTGGTAATTCAATACAGGCTCTTACGTTTAGAAGTATTGGTTGGGCCTCTGCATTAGGCTTACTTGCAGTCGTTCTTACAAGAAATTATGGCAATATCAGTGGACTTTTCGGAACATTAAGTAAGCAAGCTAAAAGTTTATTTGGTGAAATTTCAAATAATCTATCACAAGGTAAGACCTTAACACAATCTTTAATTGATGTAGGACTACAACCTTTAGTTGACGGTTTGAACACCATAAAGACTATATTAAAGTCTATTGGTTCAGGTGTATATAATGGTATAGCCGAAGCACTTGGTGTTTTTGGCATACATTCAGAGGAGATTAAAGAAACAGACTTTAATCTAAAGACTATGCTTAACCATTTAGGTGAAGCAGTGTCTAATAAATTTGGTAAGGACTTTCAAGACAAATGGGGCGGTACTATTGATACCTTTGGTAGAATGGCAGGTGCTTTCATTGTTGCATATGGTGGTAGCACCTTACTCGCAGGTGGTTTAAAACTACTTGGTGGTGCTGGTGCAAGTTTACTTACCAATTTCAAAGTAATAGCTACGACACTTATGTCACCTACTGGACTTATGGGTTTAGGTTTGGGTGCAATAGTGGCAGGCTATAAGAGTGACTTTTTGGGTTTAAAAGATGTAGTATCACCTATGGTGGATAATATCAGGTCACAAATGAAAACTCTTAAAGAGTCATTCGGAGCTAAAAATTCAGAGGGAAAGAATAACATTATTGATGTTATATCAAAGAAAATTCAAGAGTTTAATACCAAATCTAAAAATAAATCTTTTCAACAATCAGTTACTCAATTTATGTCTGACGGCACTTCAATGGTAAGTGATGTTATGTCCCACGGTATATCTATGGGTGAAGCACTCGGTCAGGGTATATCGGCAGGGTTACTCTTATTTGGAGGCCCTATTCAAAAAGCTATTGGAGCAATAATGTTCGGCTACTCATTCAATATAGGAAATTTACAAGAAGGTGTGCAGAAGTTTGTACCACAGTTAATTAATGCTAAAGATTTACTTTTGGAAATGTCAACAGGCTATGGACAAAAATCAGTAAAACTTGCAGATGATTTTGGTTTAACACCCTTTGCAGAGGGAATTGTCAACGCTAAGAAGAATATTGAGAGTATGTGGTCGTCTTTTACACAAGGTTTTCTATCAGCAAACCCTGTTGTAGCTGACACAATGCGTAAACTTTTCGGAGAAGATTTAGATTTAAGCGTGAACGGTATTTTAAATAAATTTGGGGAATTATCTGAAAAGGCAACAAATTGGCTAAGTAATACAACTATTTTTGGTAAGAGCCTTATGGAAGTGCTTGGTGATATTACCTCTAAGGCAACTTTAGCTGTACCACTTATTGCAGGTTTGGGTATGGCAAGTAAATTGATAGGCTTTGATGTAAGCCCTATAACAGGTGGTTTAAACTTGATTAAGAGTGGCTTTAGTCTTGTATTGAACGGAGCAAAAACAACCGCAGTAGGCATAAAAAATGCCTTTGTGGGAGCGAGAAATTTTGCAGTAAGTTTCTTTACTTTTGCAAGGGATACTATAAAGGACTTTTGGGCTAATGCAAGTGGTAGAGGTGGAGGTGGCAATCTCTTTGGTAATCTTCTTTCTGCCGCTCGGAATGGCTTGAGGGAAATAAGGTCAGCTCTTAATGATACTCTTGATTTTATAGAAATGGGTCTTAATTATGGCGAGAG